CATGTTTTTCTGTATAGTTTTAAAAGTAGAAGTCTGTCTTTCAAATAGCTCAATTTTTTCGTTTTCTAGGGATATATAAACCGATGGGAATAGTTTCATCTGATCCAGAGATGGTCTATTAGTAAATATCTCGGATATATCGTTGTTATATCCTGCGGCTTTCTTTATACGCTTAATATTATATACTAAAGCCTCTCTTATGCGCGAACGCGCCGAAGTCCCCGTGTTAACAGATATCATCTATTACCTCTGTCTCTAAGATCGTCACGTATAGATTGTAAAAGTTTTATTGTCTCTCGGTGTCTTAATGATATTTCCGTTTCTATACGATTTATATATTCTTTATTGTTTTTAATAGATATATCCTGCTCTATATCCCTAGCCGAAGAGGTTAATGCCCACGTAATATTCCCTACTACGAACAAAAGTAGGAAAGTAATACCTGTGATAACCGATTGGTAAAACTTTTTTTGGCTCATAAACTCTAACCTGCATTCTTCTTTTTCTATTCTTTGATCATTAACTGTCATAGCGCACCACCGACTGCCTCTCTGAATGCTTCTTCTATTGCGTTGCCTAGATCATCTTCCACGAAAGGTATAAACTCTTCTATTATATTAAGTCTTTTAGGCATAACACCATTACCGTACTGATGCACTTCAGCATACTCAACGTCCGTGCCTAAAATAAACCCTAAAGGCATGCCGTTATCGATCTCTACGTTAAAAGATTCAAATAGAGTGCCGCTTTGAATATTAAGGCCGGGCCTGCCACTCAGCTGTTCTTGCTGTATTTTATCCTTAAATTCTTCTAATAATGGCCCGGCCTTTTCGATCAAAATGTTATCAAAGTATTTTATACCTGAAAACCTATCGATAATTTCATCTAAACCTTCAACTAGTATCTCCATGTATTACCTTACCTCAAGAAAACATGGTGTATCGAACGTAAGGATCTAAAAGCATTCTAGTCTCAGGCTGCAAAGATGGGGGAGCGTTATCTCTTCTTCTTAAAGACTCTCCTTCTCTTTGTGTCGCGTCGTTCTCGAAATCGTCTTTGTGTGTAAACATATATCTTATTTGTATCTCAGCTGCTTCGACTATTTCCGGGTATAATTCAACTAGGGCGCGGCTAGTAACCTCATCTATTGTTGAAGATTCTCCCGTAGTCTCCTGCGTCTCTAGGTTTTTAACTTCATAAACTGGCTCGCCGTCTTCAAATATCCCACCAAGAATTGATATTGTAAAGCTGTCTCCGTCGCTAGAGATCACGCGCCCGATGGCGGAAGAGTATTGCCCTATCACGTAGTTATCCCTTGCAAAAGAATTTACCCCTACAAAGACAGACGATAACGGCTCATAGGCAAAACCTGCCGTGTATACTACCTTCAAGGCCTTCTTATAATCTCCATAGGTAGTCGTGTCGTCTAGTATTGCGTTTTGATAACTAGATATTGAACAATTTTCCAGTACATTTGTAGCGCTTGTAAAGCTAGAATAAGGATCATATTCGGCGGATTTTATCTCCCAGACAGGAGAAGCGCCGGTATAATACTCTGTCTTTAAGTAAGTAGTGTCGAAGTATTCAGTATACTCTTTAATAAATATTTCACGATCCAAATAAGAGTATATCCTGTTTGAGACGGAATGTATCCATAGCTGTGCTTGTCTTTGGGCGCTCAGTGTATAGTTAAGAGAGTTGTTGGGGTCAATATAAAAGAGAACCCTCTCGACTGATGTCAAGGGTTTTCTGTAACTTGTGTTGTTTAAAACTTTTTGTATAGCCATTTATATTAACCTAAATTTAAAATTCCCTCTTCATTCCATCTCAAAGTAAAATTACTGTTTGAAGAGGTTTTGTCAGCACCGAAATCGAAGTAACCTATAAGAAGACTGGTGGAAGCGCTGCCTGTGTCTTTGAATATAATAGCACCTCTAGCAGTTAGTGTGCTAGAAGACCAAGTCACGTTGTCGGCATCATATACCGCTTCGTCGTCCGTGTTGTCAGTAACTACAGTACCGTTTTGTAAAGTCTCCCCACCGGCGGTGTACCCTGAGCCAGTAACTTCATTGTTTATGTCGCTGTAGTAAACATGGTTTACCACGTCCGGGGTATATGCGCTTGTAACTAGAACTACGGAGATATCGTCTGTCTCGAAGTCAATCGCACCCTTTAAAACGCTAGATTTGAAAGTATTGTAGACTAAGTTTGGCATCGTAGCTCCTAGATAAGGCCTTGGCAAGTATAATTACCAAGGCCTTACACACTAGTTATTATACATTAAACACAAGGGTATTTGCGCCAGTAGGCTCACTCTGTGCTTTATTCATCACGGCCTGCACGCCAAAGATACATGCGTCAGTAGCTACGACAGACTTTACGGCGATATACTTCTTACCACCGCCTACATGAATTCTTGCTACCTGAATAGATTCATCATTGTCAGAATCAACTTCAGTAAACTCAGCGCTTGTCACTGCGTCCCATGTTGATGGGGCAGTAGTATTATCATCGCTAGAAACAATAGTAACTGTATTAGTACCAGCCGCTACGCCGCTGTCAAGAATTAAAAGCGCTTCGTTGTATGCCGAAACGTCTTCCCCAAGGCCCGAAGCATCGGCGGCGCCGTTGTAAGTAGTGCCAGCGCTGTAGCTAGCCGGTGTCACCATTGAGGTAATCTTTACCTGTTCGTTCAAATTGTTCATCTTTTTAACTCCTTCTTTTATAGGGGGAGCCTATAAGAGACTCCCCCAGTTAATTTTAATTACGCTGAAATCTTTGCGTCTTTGATAACGGCAAAACTGTCCTCACGACGAAGATTTACGTCCGCCTCAGAGAATGCGCCAACAATGAATTGGTTTTTCTTAAAGGTGGATGCGTCTTCGGTCATTCTAATCTCAAGGCCGCCCCACATTGCCATAATCATCTGGCTCCAATCACCAAGCACGATATATGTGCAATTGTCTGAAGAACCCTTGGAAAGATCTACAGGCACTAAAGTAGAAGTGTAGAAAGGCATACCAAGAAATTCTGAAATTCCGGCATTGCTCTTCTTCTGCAAGTAATACTCACCGCTTGTGTCGCCTGAATATTGCTTAATCTTAGACTGTCTTAAAACCTTTGCCGCCTGTACTGAAGTGATAACTGCGATATTACCGTCCGCTGTATCATTCTCTTCTAGTTTAGCGTAAAGATCGTCGATATTGTCCCAGACGGGTAGTGCGCCATTCGTACCAAGGGCTACGGTGGAAATTCCGCTGTAATTAACTACGCCGCGTGGGGTGTCCGCTGTGCCTGATCCGTAAAGAAGACCCTGCTCAAGCGCTTTAGTAATAGATCTTGATAACTCTTGGCGTATAATACCTTCAACGCCAAAACTGGTCTGATTAAGAATAGAACGCGAAATTGTGCTCCAGGCTCTGAGATACTTAGGCCTCAAAGAAATCTGCCCGAAAGTTGCGTTGCTCTCATCAGCTGCATCTTCAGACCCACCCCAATATCCAGTATTACCTGAAGTAATTTTAGGAAGAGTAATCTCGCCAGAGCCTAAACCGCTCATGCGTTGGATTCCTACTTTATTTAGAATAGGGCGCCCAGCCTGTGCTAGATCAATTATTTCGTCCATTTCATCTGTAGGAGCAAGAAAACCACCAGCTGATCCCGTATCAACGTTTATGCTTTTAGCAATACTGTCGGAAACTTCTTTTTCAAACCCAGCGTTGCTCCAATCGCCGTTAGCAGCAGCTTGATATGCCTTGTGAAAAGAAAACTTTTCAGTTTCTTCCTTGTACCCAGGCAGCTCAAAACCTTTTTCATATTTAGACTGCAATTCTTTAACAGTGCTCTCTAAAGACTCAATTTTACTACCAATTTGTTCTTTGTCGGCATCTTTGGCAGTCTTATACTCTTCAACGCTCTCACTAAGCTTACCGACCTTTTCTTTAATTTCTTCCATCAGTGTAGGCATAATGCTACTCCTTGTCGAATGTGTTTTCTATGGCTTTATCTAGCAAATCTAAGATATCGGAAAAGTCTTCCTCGCTATCGGACGTTTCCGCGCGTTTTACGGCGGGGTCCATGATCTTCTCCATAACTTTTGAGATATTGCCGTTTAAATTATCAATAGAATTTTTTATATCCTTTAACAATATTATGGCCTCATCAGCAGTCTTTTGTTCGGTGGAAATTTCTTCCAGCAGATCATTCATGTTCATATCATACTCTTCAGCCTCATCGGGGATCTCTAGGTCATCTTCTTCGATAAGATTTAACTCTTTTAACTTATTAATACCGTCTTCGCTATAACCTTTCGACCTTAAAGCGTTTTGATTGGCAGGCAAAGAAACGACCGACCATTCAAGCATCTGTGTTTTAACATACTCAACGCCCCACTCGCCCATGCCTAATCTTTTAGCCTCCTCGGCGCTAGGTCTTCTTGCTTCAATAGGCCTAAAACCAATAGATGCGCCTTTTATCCCACCGGCCTTAACAAAGTTATATATAGTCTCACTTAATCCCGTATTGTCTATTTCATTATCATAAAACATTACCAAAGATTTTGTCTTACCTTTAGACTTATATATCTTCAAAGAAACCCCAATCGGAAGACTTCTAGAATCGTGGGCAAAGAGAACTATTGGGTTTTTCTCATAATCAGCGGTATCTATACCTGCAGACCTTACTATATCGCCGTCACGGTCCGGATCTTCGGTGGATATTGTGAATAGGGCCTGCCTCTCCTCTAGCTCTTTGCGGTATCCTATACCCAATTCCTTTAATCTTTTCTTAAAAGAATCACCCTTAATAGCCTTTGTCATTTCGACGTTTTCGAAAACTTTTAAGTCTTTCTCTTTACTATTCTTTTTAATGTCGACGATTTCGACAGGGTCTTCCGTGCCAAATCTCTTTAAAAGATCGTTATTTTTCATACTGCTCTCCCGATTCCTTTGTTGGGTTTTCACCTGTGGCTATAAATCTTACCAGCATGGACATCTCTTTCTCAGCCATATGTTTATTAACACCGTAAATATTTTGGTAAAAGTCAAAAACCTGGTTCTTTGTCTCTAGCTTATACGTGTTATCTATAATGTTCTTAACATATGTCTTATAGTTCGATAGCCTTTTGTTTAAAAAATCAACTATATCTTCACTAGAGACGTTTACCGGCCCGCCATCCATTATAATACTGTCTAATGTCTTTGTATAAGCGTCCTTAATACCATTGAATAAATTTTTAAATTCAACTTCGGTATTATGCTCTAGCTTATTGTTATTATCTATTTTATTTAGTGTCTTATTACGTAGCATAGTAGTAAACTTATTAATAGATCCTTTTAGAGTTTTAGCATACTGTCTAGTGTCTATACTTTTTTCTTCTTCCTCTTCTTCTTCTTCCGTGCTATCTCCGGCTGTTGGCTCTTCAGGCTCTTCTATATTTTCGTCCTTCGCCTCTAATTCCTCAACAGACGTCCAATCGATAGGTATATTAAGTATACGCGCAGCCTCTTCGCGGGGTAGTCCGGAGTCTATAAGGGTCTTGTAAGCGGAAACTTTTTCACTTTCTATCTCTTGAAGCGCTTCCACTTTGCTGTAATCGCTTCGTAGCTCAAGATCGGGATCAATATTCCTTAGCCATTGGTATGTAAATGCGCTGTTTATTAAACCATCCAACGGCAATAAATTCTCCTGCCAAAATGTCTTCTTTGCTGTAATACTATTAGAGTAATTCACTTCGGAATAGTCAGCAACAAGCGACCTTGGCACTTTAAACGCAGCAAGGATACGTTCTTTAACAAACTCCTGTTGCTCCTTATATTGCATATCTTTAAAAGTGGAAGAGATGGATTGGTAGTTTAACCCGCTGTGAAGAATTGGGGTCTTACCAGCCTTATCCTCGCCGGAATAATTCTCACTAAACATTTCCGCGATTGCCCTTGATTGCTCTTCGTTTAGTTTTTTATCCGTTGTTAAAACTCCACCGATTTGTGCGCCGTTTTTAAAGAAATTCGCAGTATAGCTCATAGCGGCAGCGTCTGTGTATACTGTAAAAAGGGCAGCGTCAAGGGGAGCTAGGCCTTTTGTTTTGTCGTAAGGATTATAAAAACGTGTTCTTACTAACTCATTAGAGTTATATATTTTAAGAGATCCCGATCCTGGATCATATTTCCATTTATCTATAATATTAAAACTATTTAACTTAGGTTTCATATACTTGTCTTTTATAACGTAAAGCTGGGGCGGGGCCTTTAACTTACCCAATATTCCACGTTCCGACGGAAGAACAAAAACCTGCCCGTCTAAAAGCAAATGCATTATAATAGATTCAAAAAAAGTTTTACCGAATGTCTCTGGGTTAGCGCTGTTAAACAGTCTTAGTATATCGTGGTCTGTTATCTCCTCTTCAGTGCGTGTGTTATATATAAATCTAGATAAACCAGATAAATTATTAGTTATCAAAGAGATACACGCATATACCCAAACCTGATATTTGTAAGGCTCAACACGGGTAAGCTCCGATATTTTACTTATTTTTCGATCTGTTTTTAAGTTTAGAAACAGATCTTTTAGGCTAGTGTCCATCATTTCTCCTATTTATAACTATATAAGTATTATGGCGTGTAATTTAACTAAAATATGAAAACTCCGGGCATCGGCTCAATATTCTCTTTTATCCTTGCCCA